ATTTTCTCTACCAGTACAATAATCCCGGTCGTTACTCCCTCTACAACATGCCGAAGGAAACGCTCGTCGAGCCGGCCAACGAAAAGACAGAAGCGGAAAAAACCGCAGAGTCGATCGGAAAGACTTTAGCCGGAACGAATCAGGCGGCTAAGTCGGTAGTAGACAGTTATTTATCGTAAGGAGGTTTTAAAGATGAAGTTTACTGAAAAAAGTGTAACAACTCAGCTTGAAATTCTGAAAAGAAAATTAGGCGGTGAGCTGTTCGAGGAAATCAAACTTGATGATACCGCATTCACAGAAGGCGTGTGCAAGGCAGGAAGCCCAATCGCCGTAGATGGAAAGGTTGATAAGGAAACAAAGCCAATCGGAATTTTACTTACAGATGTTTATAAGGATGAGAACCCTAACGGAACAATCCTTAGAGCGTTTGGAGTTGTAAATTCTGCAAACATTCAGACAAGCACAGGAGAAGCTGTTGCAGAGGCAGTTAAGACAGCCCTTCCGTTAATCGTATTTGAATAGGAGGTAATACAGAATGAACATTAGAGATGTGTATAGTGCAAAAGCAATCGCGCTTGTAAACACAGAGGTAGCAAGTAATAAAATTGCGTATCTTGGTTCGGGATTATTCCCGGCTAAGAAGAAAATGGGACTTGATCTGAAATGGATTAAGACTTCTAAAGGACTTCCTGTTTCTCTTGCACCGTCCAATTTTGATGCGGTGTCAACGTTAAGAAGCCGTGAGGGATTCAAACTCACAGAAACAGAAATGGCTTTCTTCCGTGAGTCTATGCTCATTAAAGAAGCTGACGAACAGGAAATTATGCGTGTACAGGATAGCGCAGACCCATATGCGGGCGAGGTATTAAGCAGAATTTTTGATGATGCAAATACTCTGATTGATGGTGCTAACGTAGTGCCGGAGCGTATGATTATGCAGTTGCTTGCACCGGATGATGGATCTCCAAAGATTTCCATTCAGGCAAACGGCGTAACCTACGCTTATAACTACGATCCGAGCAACACATACAAGACCCACAACTTTGCAAACCTTGAGACCGCAACAGATAAGTGGGATGACCACGAAAATTCTGATCCACTTGACGATGTTTCTGTTGCCCTTGATGGAGTCGAATCAGAGACAGGAGAGAGACCTTCTATCATGATTGTTTCTCGTAAGACTATGGATCATCTTAAGCAGAATAAGAAGATTCGTTCCGCCATTCTTGCGCAGAATGCCACGGCAAACATCTTTATGAACGACAACCGTGTTAAAGAGGTATTCTCCAACGAACTCGGAATCAGCATTATTGTTTACTCTAAGCAGTACAAGAATGAAGCTGGTACGGCATCTAAGTTTTACCCAGACGGATTTGCAACGCTTATCCCAAGCGGAGCACTTGGAAATACATGGTACGGTGCAACACCGGAAGAACGTACACTTATCGGAAAGCCTACAGCAGATGTTTCTATCGTAAACACAGGTGTTGCTGTTGCAATTTCCGTATCGGAAGATCCTGTACAGACTAAGACAACGGTTTCTGAAATCGTACTTCCGTCTTATGAAAGAATGGATAGCACCTATGTCATTAAGTGCTATTAGGAGGTGATCCTTTGGTTTACGAGTGCAAAACAAAATATAAGGGCAAGTGGTATATGCCAGGAGAGGAAGTACCGGAGGAAAAATCTCAGGTACTTTCTGATTTTATGAATCCACCTGAAAACCCTATCACTTATACAAAGACCGAAATTAACAGAATGAGTACCGCAGACTTGCAAAAACTTGCCACGGAGCAGGGGATTGAAAACGCACAAGCAACAAGTGGCGCGGAACTGAAAGAAATTCTGATTGCAAAGTTTAATCTGTAGGAGATCGCTTATGTCATACACACTTGTCGAACAGGTAAAAATTCGTTTAAAACAATTTCATATAGAAGAGGTAGAGGACGAAGCGACCGGGGAAAAGTCCGATAAAGTTGTGTTTGATGAAAAAGAGTGTAACCCTTTGATTGAACAGCTTTTAGAGCAGGCAAGAAAAGAGATTATCAGCAGGCGGAACTATCCGAACACATACACGCAAGACCAGATTGATAGTGATGTTAAGAACTATGAAAACATTATGGTCAATTTGGCAGTGTACGACCGGTCGCAGGCAGGAGAAGCATACATGGCAAGTTTCTCAGAAAACGGTGTGAGCCGGACATGGAAAGACCGTGAAAGCCTTTTTGTTGGAGTGTTTCCGTTTGTAAAAGCAATGTAATTAAAGAAGATTGAGCGTGACCATTATGGTTGCAGGCGGCGCACATTAAGCGGTGGTGGGCAGTGCGTCAAAAGGAGATTCAAATGAAAAGTATTTTGATTCAAACTTATCTTGTGGCACTTCCGATAGTGCTTGGATATATAGTTTGGCTTCTTAAACAACAAAAGAAAAGCAGGGATGCGAACAGTAAAGGAACAATGCTCCTTTTGCGCGTCCAACTTATTGAATACCATGCAAAGTACACCAGAATCGGAGAAATACCATCATATGCCTATCAAAACTTCTGTGAGATGTATGATGCGTACCATGCGTTAGGTGGAAACGGCATGGTTACGAAAATGAAACATGAGATTGAAGAGATTCATATAGGGAAAGGAGATAAAAGCCATGAGGAATTGGAAGGATTGGACTAAGAAAGCCGGAATCCGAGCAATCAAGACTGTTGCACAGGCGGCTATTGCAGGAATTGGAACGGCGGCATTTATGGGCGCGGTGGATTGGAAATATGTTCTTTCTGCATCAGTCCTTGCCGGAGTGTTATCACTTCTGACAAGTGTTGCCGGAATCCCGGAGGAAAACACCAATGCTTGATATTAACAAGCAAGAAATGAAGTATTCGCAATCCGGTCAAAGGGTATTCATTCCACAAACTGATGAAAATGGAGATATTGTCTATGAAGGGTACAAGGATTCCGATGGGAACTTTGTGCCTTATTTAGATTCCGAAGGCAACAAGATTCCAAAAGGCGAGGAAGTTGAAGGGTTTTCAGAACCTACAACATTCAAAGCCAATATCAGCAATAAGCTGTCAGAAGCCCTTGTGAAAGAATTTGGAATTGATGATAGTACATCATACTGTCAGCTTGTCACGGATAAAGGATATTTGCCACTGAAAGCCGGTGATGTGGTGTGGAAATGTTCGGAAGTCAAGCGCACTGATGATGGATTAGTGGATTCAGAAACCGCAGATTACATCGTAAAAGGCGTTGCTGATGAAGGACTGACAACGGATTTGTTTCTTCTTCGGAAGAATATTAAGTAGGTGATTGCATGAAAAAGAAACCTATTTCAATGACACTATCCACTAAGTCCATACAAGACGCTATAAAGAAATTAGAACAGTACCGAGATAGTTTACAGGCTAAATGCGATTTGCTTGTTTCTAGGCTTGCACAGGAAGGTCAGACGGTGGCAATAAAACAAATATCGAAATCTCCAATAGGAAACACGATAACGGTAAGGGTAGATAAAGCACCACAGTTAATGACCTCGAATGCGATTCTGATTGCAACCGGAAAAACGGTAACGTCAGAAGATAGAGAACCGTTCTATACTTTGCTTGCGGTAGAGTTTGGAGCCGGTATTTTTTATAACTCCAAAGAGAACCCGAAAGCACCGGAACTTGGATTCGGTGTCGGCACATATCCGGGGCAAATACACGCTTTTGAAGATGGTTGGTACTATTGGGACGATAAGACCGAAACATGGCGTTATACCCACGGTATCAAAGCCACAATGCCTATGTACAATGCGGAACAACAGATTATTCAACAGTATGTAAAGATTGCAAGGGAGGTATTCGGTGGAAAATGATTTAAATGGGTGGGCGATTTATTTTGAAGATACCGTTTACCGATTGCTGAAAGTTTACATGGAAAGCAAAGAAAGCGGAATCAAGGTAACACAGGACGAGGAATCAAACGGAACGCCTGTTTTTCCAACACTTCTTATACAACAGATTGGATTCACAGAAGCTGGGAGAGATACGGAGTCCTATTTTATTAACGCAATTCGCCCGACATTTCAAATTACAATAACGAATAAAGGGAAAAGAGAAAAGATTAAGGACATTGCAGAGTGTGCAGTGTCCTTTTTTAAATCAAAAAATTTTGATGTTTCAAATGCTGTGTTCACGATTTCCAAACAAGTGCGCACGGCAACTTTTCGCGTATCACGAATTATTGGAGCGTATGAAAATTTAGCATAGCCGCGAGGCAGAAAGGAAGCAGAAAATCATGGCATCAACAAGTTATAAGTCGCGTGTGATTATTAAAGAGCACACAGCGGAACAAACCGACTTTGCAGGAACTTACAACCTTTTACTTGCCGCAAAGTCTATTCCATCTCCGGCATCTCCACCAAACACGGTTGAGTCAACCACGATGGAAGACCCACAGCAGACATTTGAGAAAGGTATTAAGACAGCGGATTCCCGGGAAATCACCGGAAACCTTGCAAAAGAATATCTGGAAAACATC